GTATCTATTATTGTTTGACTTGTTACTGCGTCTGCCATGTTTTCCTCCTGTTAGAGAGAGGGAGCCGAAGCTCCCACTCTAATTAAAGTCTTTATTTATTAGCCGTTATTGTAATCAAAAGCTGCGCCCCAAATTTTAATAACTAATTTACCTGCTGTGTAAGCAGCTTCAGTAGCTGTTCCACAAGTTAGGTAAAGATATTTTAGTGAAAGTGCTGCTAAAGTAGCTGCGGCATCATGTTGTTGTCTCATGCCAAGAGTCCAGTCACCACCATTTACAACAACTGTTGGAGTTGATACCGCTGCATTTTCTGCATCAGTAGCTGTCGCTGAACATACTAAATTAATATCTGGGTCTCCACCTGTGGGTGCTTCAACACAGCTCATTTCAATGCTGTATGGAATACCGTTTACACCTGTTGTTAGTTCTGCGATGTAAGCATTAGCTGCTCCACCATCAGTACCAATAACATCGTCAGCTGAACCACCACAAGCTAATCCACCATGTAGATCAATTAGAATAGTCGTGCAAATGTCACCGCCTATTTTATTAACAAATGTATTAATTGCATCATCAGCAATTCCTGATCCATGCGCATTAGGTGTAATTTTGAAAATAGTTGCTGCTGTACCTAAACTTCCATTGTTAGTACCTGTTGAAGTACCTGCTGCTACAATGTTGTTACCAGTACTCGCAACTTTTTCTACTTCCATACCACCTGCTGCTTTTATAACAGCGTAATCTACAAATGCTCCTGTAGTTGTATTTTTAGTTGTTGCCTTAATGTCACCGTCTGAACGGACTGTTCCATTAAATGTTGTTGTTGCCATTTTATAATCCTCCTAGATTATGTAGATCTAGTCTCTAGGCCGTCGACTATACGCGTCTAGATCTAATTAATAATTGTATAGTAATTAATCTATACCCCAAATTTAAATTTGGCGCAAGGTATCCTTGCAGAAATGTATGATTTTTTAATAGCGCTTAAGTGGCTATTGAAACTTCAGACTTGGCGTCGTTTACTTTAGTTTGAAGCGTATCTTCTTCAAATTCGTTGGCAATGATCTGCTTTATAACATCCTGGATTTGTCTATTGATCTCAATCATCCGAATATTATGTTTCCCTGACTTCAGGTGCTCGTGTTGCCATTCTAACTCCAAGGACTTCTTCGTAATGTACAGGTCTTCCGTCATTTATAACCTCCTCATAGGTTATCCATTTACCACGGGTAAATCCATCTTTCTCCAGTTTTACCTCATTTTGTCCTAGCTTGTCAAGGATTGATTTTTCAACCCCTTCCTTACTATCTTCAGCCATTACATTAAAATCAGCATAATAGCCTTCAAAACGGATTTGGATTCGGAAGTTTTTCATAGGTCTAATTTCTTACTTTATAAACGAAATGAGGCGGTTTTAAGGCCGCCTCATCTCTAATGTTATTACGCTCCTGGTGAAGCGAAAATACCTCTAGGGTCAGAACATCCGAAGACGTATCTTTCTCTAGCTTTGTATCTTACATTCCCAGTATCGAAGTCGCCTTCCATTGCAGTTGTCAATGGTGCACGATTGAACATTTTCATACCATTAGGTACGTCTGTAATGATGTAAAATGCATCAGTATCAGTTAAGAAATTATTCACTCGATATCCTTGAGGAATCATTCCCATAGATTTAGTTGCATTGATATCATTATCAGCTGTTCCCACTCTGCCTTGAGATTTAAATAATCTTTCAGCAGTAAATTGAGTGTTAGAAGGAATGATCATTTTCACTCCTTTAGCAGCAATTTTAAGACCTCGTTCGTCAGTCATTGCAGCAATGTCTATTAAAGCTTGCTCCATTGACGTTTCATTAAGATCTGCCGCCGTTGCTAAAGTATTACTAAATACTCCTGCAATCGTTGGGTGCTCAGTACTAAATAAAGTTACAGTGTCTCCTGTCTTAAAGCTACCAGATGGTAGACCATTAATTAATGGAGAGACTGCTTTTACTTCTTTAGCATTGCTCATAGATCTTGCTAAAGCTTTTGTATAACGAGAAGCAATTCTATCGTAGAGGTTATCTTCGATAGCTTCTTCTGTTATCGCAAATGCTAGAGCGATAGTCTCATTAGTGTAACGTGCTGTAAAAGTTTCTTGAGCTTCGTCATATGATATGCCTTGCCCTTCCGCTTTTACATCAGCATTCGCAAATCCTGATAACATAACTTCCTCTTCGAAAGCTCTGTCAGAAGATTCTTGAACGTATATTTCAGCATGTTGATTTTCATACCGCTTGTATTCCAGCCCAAATAGTGCATTTAGGCCTGGCTCTAGTTCTTTAACTAGCTGTGCTCTTGATATTGCCATTGTCTATATGCTCCTATTACGCGCTATCCACAAACTCATTGTTATTGGAAACAGCTATTACGCTTAAGAAATTTGCTGTAATGTCACTGTTACTAGGATCGTCTGCGATCCTAAGTACTCTCCATGAGTAGTTTGTAGCGTGTGTTTGTCCGTCTATATCCAAAGTGTTTGAAGATTGTCCAGTAGTAGTACTACCTGCTACCGCATTCATATTGTATGTTTCCATGTGGCCTGCTTGTGTAAGCGCGGTATCACATGCAACTTGATACAATTGAAAAGGATTATCTAAAACAAACGCAGTGGTATCTTCGGAGTTTGCTGGAGTAACTGCAGTAATGTAGCCATTGTTCCAAGTCGGCTTCAAAGTTGTAGCCGCATTGTAAAATATGCCATTCAACACACCACACATGGATGTCGTTCCAGTGGTTACAACAGTACCTTCCGTCATATAACCAGCAGCTGAGACAACAGGTGCACCGTGATAAATTACAGCGGCGCTATATCCTGCGTCAATCTTATAAGCTGACTGACCTTGAGTTGACGGAGTATTACCTAATGTACCAACGGGAATTAATCCATAGCCTTGTGTATTGCTATTTGCCATTTGTTACTCCTTATGTTTACAGTTTTACCTGTAAACGGTTAAAAAAATTCGTTGGTAGGGAATTGGTTGTTATCCCGAGAAAACTAGGTTTTCTTTGTACCACCGAAGGTTACACGAGACTGCCTGTCAATATTGATAGGCATCCTCTTATCCTGCTCCTTCATAAGATCGGATTCTATAGCTTCGTTTTTGTCTGTATGACGTTGTGTCATATAGTCTGTACGTTGCTGCGCAATCTCTTCTGGAACCTTTGCAAGCAAAAGGCCACCGACCCCTACTACCCCCTTGTATCGACCTTCATCGATAATTGGATAATCTGAAGCATTTTCGATTTCATCAGCACGAACAAGTTCGTATCCTTCCCTTATTCGTCCTTGGATATTTTTCGTATCCGAAAATCCCATGACTTCAGCTCTGATCCATCTGTACCTAAATCCTTTAGGCGCAGGAGGTGCATCTAGAGAAGATGGAGGAACCCACACTTTTGGTCTTTCAGACTTTGACCGTGTTTGGCTCGCACGAGGTTGTTTTGTATCTTGTTGTTTCATACGCTTATACTACTCCCTTCGTGTTTTTTAATTGTTTTGCGTAGTCTTCGAGTGGCACTCCTAATTTTTTCGCAATAGCGACCTGAGAGGAAGTGAGTCTCACAGTTTTGCGACCAGGCTTCACGCTCCTTTTTGCAGAAGCGACCGTCTGAACGGGCTCGGTCGTATACTTATTATCACTTGTACCAAACTTATGCGGAAAGTCAACACGAATTCTTTTATCTACTTCAGCATAATATTCATCAGAATTAGGATCAAAACCTTCTTTGTTCACTAAATCTTTATGAATTTCGAACGCAGTAAATGTCATGGGTCGATCTTGCCCGAACCATGTGTTCTTAGAAGCCCAAGCTTCAGCCTGTGGATCAGAAGGAGGAAGCTGAGAAGAAGGTTGTTGAGGTTCTCTCACATCAGCAGGTTTTACTGGTGTTTCTTCCCGTACCTCTTTACTATGTTCTAATTTAGCATTGTCAAACGCTAAAGTAGCGATCCGTTTGTTCGCTTCGACTTGTGCTTTAGCATCTCCAGATTCAATGGCATGCGCCAAATCTTTTTGCGCTGCATCCATTCCTTCCTTGATGCTCGACTCAAACTTTTTAATATATTCAGAGTCTGTCTGAACAAAACGTTTTTCCAACGTTTGTCTACTTTGATCAGCCGCTCTCGCATATTCCGTAGCTGCATCTCTTTGCCTTTCAGCTTCGCGCATCTTACGGGTAAGTTTAGAAATACGAGATTGTACTCCTTTGCTATATTCTTCAAGTTGTTCGTCGTCTTTCTTTGGTTCTTTTTTAATTTCTTTTACAGTTTCTGTTTCTTCTTCCTTGGGTTCTGGTTCTTGTTCCGTTGTTGGCGCTTCAGTCTCTACGACTGATTCGTC